AAAAGCTGGAGGCAGCAGCAAATACAAACACAATTCAATTTCGGCGATTTGATAACTGTGCTTACAAATAGTTCAAAAGGTCAAAATGTAGATTCAAAAATTTTAAATGTATTTAATTATAAACCAGGTGCTGAGCCTGGAACAAGTGGTTTGTATAATTTTTATACGCTTTTTAGGAATCTTAGAGAAGGAAATTTCTTTAATACAGTTGGAAATCCCACTGATTTTGGAGCGATAACATTATGGCCGGAAAGTCAGCAATATGGTATATCTGTAATTGGAATGGCTCCATTATATCATCCAATTGACCATGGTAGTCAAAATTTTATAATATGGTTATTTGCAAATAATATTTTTAAGTTTTGTTACAGGTGGACTAGACAAAATTTTGACAACGCCAGCCACACATTAGATATTGCGTATAGAGATATGTTTCAAAACTATATGTATCATTTACGAGATACAATTGTTTATTATTATAATATAGAATTTTATACAATATATAATTTATTAAAATATGGTATATATTTTTCATTTAATTATTTTTCATTTAATTCTGATAATATCGATGATTTAATCAATGAAAAAGAACAATCGAATTGGACGGGGTATACAGCGGAACAAGATACTCTAACTTCTGGAAAAATAGTAAGAATTACAAATATACCGGTAGATAAAAGGGAAGAGCCAGAAATGCGGACAATAATAGGCGTGACAAATCCTGAGCATAACGCTGATCTAGAGTATAATTTATCCGATATAAATCTTATAGGAGATAGTGATGACAAACACCAGTTGCGTATAGATAAATTGAAAGAGACGTCATATTTTAGTCCCTCTTACCTCCCATCGAAAAATAAGATGACGGACATTGAATGGGCGAGCCAGTCAAATCAAGAAACTAGAAATATATGTAGTTCATTTATATGTACTTATTTTAAGGCACAATATCAAATAAATGTTGGTAGTACATTTGCAACTACTGAATTTGAACTTCCAGTGGTTGCTAATAAAGATTTTAATATAAAACTTTCTTCCCATGGAAATACTATGCTGAGTAGAATAGCTAGTACAGGAGCACCATTTGTGCGAAAAATAGATAATGGTTCTGCATATTATGATGGATATTATAAAAAAATATTTGATAATAAATCTTCAGCATATATACTTGGTGGTAATAAATCACATAAAAAAAATAAATCATTTAAAAAGAAAAATAAATTGAATAAATTGAATAAATTGAATAAATTGAATAAATTTGGTGGTGTAAAAATTAGAAAAACCCAAAAAGAGAAAAAGAAAATGTTTCTTCACACAGATATGAAAAAACGGAAGTTGAATAGTATTCTTACTAATATTTTAGAAAACAATAAAGATTTATTAGTATCAAAAAACGATCAAAATAATTTAGAGTATAATGATATTATTATAAAATTATATAACATTGAAGAAAATATATATGATAACAGAGGAAACATAGTAAAAAATAAATTTAATATAACAATTAATGATTTGGATAAATTCAAAAAATATTTTCCAAATATTTCAGATGATAATAGTAAATATACTACAAAAATTGGCGAATTATATACCCCAAATACAAACAACTTATTTATAACAATTCAAAATATAAATAATGATTCCAATAGTATATATCAAGTAGAAATAGAAGATAAACCAGAAAAAGTGAATATATTTTATTCTATGAAAGAAGAAATTATAAAAAATCCTTCATTATTTGCGATTTAGAGTTATACAGTAAGTATAAATAACAAATATAATCATTTAATATATAAGTAAAGCAAAAATAATTAGGGTTTAAGGAACAGGAGTTCCTTATTTATAATAGTAATCATCAAAAACAACCTTATTTTTAATACTTCTGCTCATTTTAGATGCTGATATATTTTCGTGTAATGCAGCTTTTGCAATAGTATCCCAATTATTTAAAACCGCTTTCGTATTAATATCTATTTTTTTGACTTTTTTTCCGGTTATACACTACTGATAAATGTTTGTTGTTCAAATTCTGTAAAATTATTTTTAATTTTATTTAATAATTTATTATTATAAGTTGTAGTTAGCTTTGTAATCGGGTTATTCTCAATGAGTTCAACGATATTTAACTCTTGCATTTTATAATATATATAATATAATTTTCTTCAAGTTTGGTTTGTTTTTATTTATGAAAGCGAGTTTTATAAAAGCATCATTAAATACTTGGATTTTAAGGAAGTATCCATTTACTACCATCGATTTTTTTTTACACTAATTTTTGGTCCTTTACGACCATTTTGTCCCCGTGCGTTTGGGTCATATATTTCTTCTTCATCATCAGAATGTAAATCTTTAGATATTTCCCAAAATTCTTTAGAACCTAACTTGAAATCTTTATGTGATTCAGCTTTATACCAAAATATTTGTTCATGTAGTTTATTAGATTTAACATTATTATTGATAACTAGACATTCATAATTTTCAGTACATTGATCCATAACTTGACAAAAAGATTCAAATGTTGGAAACATACCAGCATAATTTTCATAAATACGGCGTCGATTCGCAATATATGGTTCTCTTAAAATAAAAACATAATCTATATTCGTTCTTAATACCGGTGGTATACCTAAAGGATATTGCATGGTAATTATTAGCATGATTTTCCAATGACGACCATTCATAAATAATAAACGCATCATTTTATCACGAGTCCATTTATCATCAAAAAGACAATCATCTAAAATAACAAATGCTCGAGGATCAATATTAGTTCTTTTATATGATTCTAATTCCTTTTTTACTTGTTTTAAAACTGTTCGTTGGCGTTTAAGAATATTTTCAATAATAGCGGTATTATATTCATCATGAATAAATAATTTTGGAACATGTTGACTATAAAATCCATTACCGGCTTCAGTTCCAGAAATAACTGTTCCAATTGGTATATCTTGATGATAGTATAACAAATCTCTTACTAAAAAACTCTTACCTGTATCACGACGTCCTATCATAACAATAACCGGACCTGTATTTTGATCTGGTTTAAATGTAATACTTTTCATATCAAATTTTTTTAATTGTAATGTCATTTAATAGTTTGAAAGAAAATAAAAATATATATAAAAACGCGTAATTAGTTTAAATATTAAATAAAATATATATTATTTAAGATAATGGAAATATCTTATAAAAAGATAAATAATAGTGAACTTTTTAAACATTTTGAAGATGAAGATTTATTAAATACAAAGATATGTCAAAACTATGTACCATTATATAATAAATTTTTTACATTAAATGAAACAAATTATAATTCAATAAATTTAAATAATAAAAATAATTTGCATTCATTGATAAAAAAATATTCAGAAAATACCTTTTTAGGAAAAATTAAAGATGAAAACAATAATATTCAAGAAAAAAATATATTTTTTAAATTATGTCCATTGTTGGATCCATTTAAATATATGGCTGGACAATATGATATATGTAATAATAATTTAATGAATCTTCCTAAATTAAATAGTACTAATTGTCATTTTAAAATTAATGACCCAAATAATGCATCGTATGTTGATAGTTTTTTCACATATCTTACAAGTCAATTATATAATAGATTAAATTTCTCTCATGGAATAGATTTTTATGGTTCATATTTGGGACATAAAAATAATTTACATATAGATATAGGAGATGATATAGATATGTTAGCAGATAAAGATTTTTTTCATAAAAATATAAATATATTATATACTTTTTTAAATTCTGATTATCATGAATTATTCAAAGAAGATACTAGATGTAATAAGAAAGTCCTAATTTTTGGCGATGATATTAATGATAATATATTAAATTTACATGAAATTACTACACTAGATTCTCTAAATACATTAAATAATCAAAAAGAAAATAATAATACAGACATTAATATTGATTTATCATCGAGTGAAATATATGTATCTTCTTTAAAAAAACATTCTAGAACGAATTCAACAAATTCCGATTTTTCATCCAGATCATCTAATACGGAAAATAGTGAAAATAGTGAAAATAGTGAAAATAGTGAAAATAGTGAAAATAGTGATGAAGAATATAGTGACGAATCATCAAATCTAGAAAGTATAATGGTTTCTCTTAAACAATTTCCTATACAAATTATTGCTTTAGAAAAGTGTACAAATACATTAGATTATTTATTTATAGAAGATAAATTATCACAAGATGAATTAGGGTGTATTATAATACAAATATTAATGATGTTAATTACCTATCAGAAATTATTTAAATTAACACATAATGATTTACATACAAATAATATAATGTATATAGAAACTGAAAAAACTTATTTATATTATAAATTAAATGGTAAACATTATAAAGTTAAAACTTTTGGTAAAATATTTAAAATAATAGATTTTGGAAGAGCTATTTATGAATATAAGAATAATAGAATTTGCAGTGATAGTTTCCATATAGATGGAGATGCATCATCACAATATAATTGTGAACCGTATTATAATAAAGATAAACCACCGATTGAACCGAATTATAGTTTTGATTTATGCAGATTAGGATGTTCCATATATGATTTTATTACTGAAAAATATGAAACTTTGGAAGAAATCCGTTCTCCGATATATAAAATAATAATGAATTGGTGTGATGATGATAGTGGAAGAAGCATATTATATAAAACTAATGGCGAAGAGAGATATCCCGATTTCAAATTATATAAAATGATTGCACGAAAAGTTAACAATCATGTACCAAGTGATGAAATAAACAATAAATATTTTAATAGATTTATTGTTTCAAAAAAAGAAATTAAAAAAGGATCTAAAATATGTAATATAGATCTATTAGAAGTTTTATAATTTTATATATTTAAAAAAATGATATATTAAAAAACTTATTAAACCTAAAATAACATCTATAAGTAAATAAATCCAGGCTTTCTTATTACCATTTATAGCATTATATGAAAATAAAAAATATAATAATGCATGAATAGGTCTTAAATTATTCCACCAAATTTTATTTCCGAAAACTTCGGCTCCAGTTTTTCTAGTATCAGATAAATATATATAACTAAAACCAATTGCTGGTAATAATAAAATATACCCTAAATATTTCAATAAATTTGTAGAAATATTTTTAGCTACATATACAAGGATCGACCTTGTACCAATACATCCAATTAAAAAAAGTAAATACCGTTTATATATAGTATTCATATAGAATATATATATATATATATATATTCTATATTAATAGTTTTAGTTTACTATTTAAAAAGCTGGTTTATCAACAAATACTGGTGCTTCGGTTAATATATTTGATTTTAAGCTAAATTGTTGCATAATATAATAACCAACAACAACACTAATATATACGATAATAGAATCAATTATAATTGATTTAAGTGATTTATTTTCTTTTGTAATAAATCTCATTTCAAGAAATTTTACTACAAGAAATATAAAAGAAATTATTAAACTAGTAAAGTAAATATCATTCATTTAATTAATATAGATAAATAAGCTATACTAATTAAACGAATATATTATATTATATTATAGAATTTCAATATCATTTAAAATTGGGTTTGAATCAAGTTCTAAAGCATTAGATAAATTAATAGTATCCATATTTATTTCTATATCATTACCAATATCTAGTTTAATATTATCATCGTCTTCATTTGCTAATTTTTCTTTATTTATTGCAGCAATTTTTTCTAAAGTTTCTAAATCTTTCGGTGCTTTCACAAAATGTTCGGCTCCACTTGATTCCACAATGAAATCTTGATTTGAAAAAATAACATTATTATTTTCAGTATTATTTTCAATATTATTTTCAATATTATTTTCAATATCAATTTCAGTATCATTTTCAGTATTATTTTTTGATATATTATCAGCTACTATATCTAATTTTTCATCAATTGATAATTCTGGCTCAACAGTTTCTTTTAAATTATTTGATGTATGAGTATTCGATGATAATTTCTGATTAGTAGATAAATTATTATTAGATATATCAGTTTCATTTGCTTTATGTTTTTCTATAACTTCTTCCTCTTCAGTTTCATCCATATAAGCATGTAATATTCTTTCAACAGGAATATTTTCTCTAATCGCAATTAAAATAGCTTCTTTAATTAGAGTTTCTAATTCTCTATTATTTCTCTGAACTTGTAATGGCATTATATCTTTTTCAAAAAGATATATATTAGTATATAATTTACGAGCGGTATTTATATAAACTTGATGAATAAACTTATCAAGTGAGGGAATATCAATATCTATTTTTTTTTGTTTCTGCCCAACTCTAATACATGTTAGTGCTTTTAATTGAATTATATGTACACATGTAATTAATTCTTCTAAATAATTACATCCACTAACTTGTTCTATACGTTTACGTTCTTGTTCAATCGTACTAGGATTCCAGTTAGGTATTTGACTTAATAAATTTTGAAATGTCATTAAGTATTTATTATTTTCATTATTTTCTATACATAATTTATTTGCTTCATTAAAAATAGATTTTATCCCTTGAATAATTGTATTTGTTAATATACTAACTAATCTAGCACACCATTCATTTTTTGAATCTGTTAAACTACTGATAGAATAATCATCCATTTACATAGATAATATATTTTCTAAATATGATTCGGAACGAAAAAACATGGAATTTAAAATAAATAAAATAAATAATTCTTCATTTCTTAACTCTTTTTTAACTTTTTGAATACTAATAAGTAATTCATATTTATCAATATTATTTTTATATGTAGTATCAATATAATTAATTAAATCTAAACCAGAAATACCTTTATTATATAATTTTGCAGATAGTGAAACTATTTTAATTGGTGTATCAATATTAATTAAGTTTTTTTTAAGATATTTTATTGTAATAGAATTATTTTCTATTAATTCTAAATTATATTGATATAAATTATTATAACATTTATTAATATAAGGATGTGGTACATATATTTCACTAAATCTAGATAATATAGGTTTTAATAATTTATATTTATCTTCAATTATTATAATAAAACGTGTTGTATGACTAAATAATTCAATACATCGGCGTAAAGCAGATTGTGCATCTATAGTTAATTTATCTGCATTTGATAAAATAATTGTTTTAAAAAAATTACCATTATAATTTATATTAGTTTTTGCAAAAAACTTAAGATCTTCTCTTATATATTTTATTCCTTTACAATGCGCACAATTAACAAACATAACATACTTATTTTTTAAAATATTATTATCATAAATTTTATCTATAAATGAATATACTAAACTACGTTTTCCTGATCCACTCGGACCATGAAATATTATATTTGGTATTTTTTGTTCTTGTAAAAAATAATCTAATTTTTCTATAATATTTTTATGAATATCTAATTTTTCTTTCATATTAAAGTAATAAGAGGATATCCCCTTAAACCCCTTAATATGAAAAATATTGTTTTAAAAATTTGTAACACTCTGAGCATATGGATTATTTTTAAATGCAGACAGCATATCTGGATTAATGCGTTCAGCATTAACTTCTTGACTATATTGTTGAGGCAAGTTAATTTTTCCATATGAATCTAATGATGGAATACTATTAACCATTTGATCATGATTTGGTATTATTAAATCTTGGCTTTGTAATCTATTATTAACCCGATCAGTATCTTTTTTTCCAATATCAAGATTAGTATTATTATTAAGCATAGACATATTACCTTGCATGGGCCAATTTTCATAAGTTTTATTTACATTATTATGTTGATTTTCCCAAGCACCAATGCTCATTTGTGCTTCATATGTAGATGGACCTCCAACAAACCCCATACTAGAAGAATCGCATTTATTTCTCTCTTGTTCCTTTACTTGTACTTCGGTTGATTGATAACCGCCTTCCGGTACAGATATGTGTGAAACATTTAAATAATTTAATCCAATCTTATCACTTGTAGTTTCTTTAATAGTAGTTTTAACCGTATTATCCGGATTTGTAATCGGTAAATTTGGAACTAATGCAGCAACATTACCAGTCGAATTTGCATTATATATTACATTTTCTTTTCTGGAAGGACGCAGAGCATCAACGATTGGAGCAACCATTGCCTTAAATGCACCATTAATACCTCCAATAGAGCCAGTATTTTCTTGACAATTTACATGTCTATTATTATTTAATATATTATATCCTTTTCTACCATAATCATAATTATTTGCTGATCCTTGTCCTACCGCTGATGCAGGATTTATATCTGTTGCACATAATTCTGGTCTACTAGATTGTTCATGATAAGAAGTTGTATATGTTCCTTTAGAATTACCATCATTTGCACTAACCCCAAAATATTGATTAGAAGTAGAATTTCTATTTCCATCAGGAATAATATGTTCTGGAATAGATGATTGACCAACAGATGCTCCAGTGGTAGTAAACCATCGTTGTGGACCAATTTCAAAATCTTTGGTTGGACGATTTTTCTCTACAGTTCCTTGAATTCCAGAATTTTGTACTTTAGAGTTTAATGGTCCTTCGTGTCCATATAATCCATATGTTTCTTTAGGATTTGTTTTTACACGTAATTGATCAACTGTTGGTGGAGCCCATGCATCTCGATCCAACATTCCAGAGTTAAATCCTCCCATACCTTCGGTTGTAGATCCTAAACCTAATCCTGGACCAACTTGTTCCTGTTTCCAAGGTAGTACATTAGAAATTTTGGTACTGGGTAATTGTCTAGATTGTATAAAATCACTACTATTCGGAACACCATGTGTAAATTGTACATTATCGTGCGGTTTAAAAAGCGGTGCTTGTTCAACTTTTTTTATACTATGGTGTCCAGCTCCTTGATGATTGTCTAAAATACTTTGGGAATGTATAGAATCAACTGATGGACCCTTTACTTTAGATCCAAAAAATGGAACCATATTATTATGCTTAAAATCAGATTTATTAAATGAATTACCTGAAAGACTTTCAAAATTGTTTTTTGAATCTGGTTTTGAATTATTTCTACTAAAAGAATTGGTTTGTTGATAATTTTGTTCTTGTAAAGTTGATGTCTTATTATTAAAAAATTTATCAGTTGTTTGATTTGGATTAAGATATTGTCTTGTATAATTTGTATTATTTGGATCAATTGTTTTACTTTCTACAGGAAAATTTTTAGTAGGAACATTTACCAGAGGCATTTGTGATTGATTAGCTGGTTTGCCCATATTCGTATAATTTTCTTTATTGTCTTTATTGTCTTTATTTGAAATAACATATAAAAAGCCTAGTCCAATTAAAGGTATTGCTAATTCTGCCATTATATATAAACTATAATAATAAATTAAATAGACTTGTCCCTTTTAGAATTCAAATTATTTAATTTTGAATTCTAAAAATAAATTTTACTTCTTAATAATTTGTTCTAAAGTTAAATATGATGGCTAAGTGCCATATTTTTACAAGAATCATAATTATCTTTTTCTACAATTCTTGAACTAATATTATTTTCAAATTGTAATTCTGTATGTGCTTGTGGATTATGATATAAATGATTGGAATTATTTTGTTCTAAATCCCTTAATTGCCATGCTGGCATAACTGTTCGCGATTCATTAGTTATAATTTCGGCATTTGTTGGAAAACTAATTTCAGAATAATTATTATTTAATAATTCTTCATTTGCATCTCTTTTTGTAATACAATCTCTATCTAATTGTCGATCTATTCCTTTTAAAGCACTATTAACATTCGTTACATTTTGAGATAAATTTGCACCAAATTTTTGTAATCTAATATGTGGATCTTCTATATAATATGGTTTTGTACCATTACCTGGTACATTTAACATATATTTATTCATATTAACATCTTGATCTAAATATTGATTTATTCTCTCTTTATCATCGTATGCTCGTGTAAATGCCATAAATATTAATATATATAAATATTTAATATTATAAAATAATAATAAATATTTATATATATTATATTTGTGGACGCTGCGTATTATCTTGATAAACCTTTTTTGGCATAATAACTTGTTCTCTTTCAAAAAATGATACTTCAGGTAAAGTCTTTAATAAAGGTAGCACATCTGCTTTTTGAGTTACTAAATTAGTTGATCCGACGCCAAATAATACCGATTCAATATCAGTTGGATTATAAGATAAATTATCTGGTGGCATATACCCACCTAAATATGATACTGGTAAAGCTGGATTTGCAGCATGACCATTTGGCGCATTTATGTATGCTAAATTGTTTCTAATATTTTCTAAAGCTCTTTGTTCAAGACAATAATTACCACTGCTATTTTTATCTCTTGTTGATGTCATTATAATATATTATATTATATAATATATTATATTTTGCATTAAATTTAAATTTTTTACACATAGTTTTATCTTTTCTAGTTAGTTTTTATGTTTTATTCTTTGTTTTTTTATATAATAAAAAAATAAATAAATTTATTACTAGATAAAAAATTATTAAATAAAATTATAATCAATAAGAGCATTAAATTTATCTTTATTAATCTCGCTTTCATTAATAATAGAACATAATATAGAATGAAATAAATAAAAAGTCTTATATCCAAAACACATGAGGAATAATGTAAGATTATCATCAATAATACCTTTATTCGTTGATGCAATAATTTGTTCTATATAAGTATTATTTTTATATTTTTCATATAATTGTTCCGTTGTTTTATTAATAATTTTATCATCAAAAATATTTAAATTAAATGCTTGCAAAATTTGAATTTGATATAGTGCATTCGATTCCGACAAATTATCTATTAAATTATATGTACAAACAAAATCTGCTATATAATTTATAGATATATCAGATATATAAGATATATCATTACAAGGAGAATTCATATTATATATAATATTATATGAATTGCTATCTAATATTTTTTAATTTAATATT